TCATATCTTCGTTACCTCATCCGGCACCGGCCAAGCCGCTGCAAACTTGTCCATCATTTCTTTCGTGGCGAAACCTAACCAGGTCCAGCCCATCACCGTGGCCCCTCCGCAATGCCAGTCTCCGGGCTTTCCATGGATCGGCCATGCCTCCGGCCCGAACTGATCCCGGCACCACTCCATGATTTCCCGATAGCGCTCGTCGCCCCGAGCCATGCCGCCTGTGTAGGCGTCGATCATCCAGGGTGTGCCATCCCAGACTTTGTGCATGAGTTTGTCGTCGCATTCCGCTATTTGGCGTTGATAGAGCTCCGAACAATCCAGTTCGCAGAGCATCGGCACACCGTAGAGCTCCATGCAGTCAGCCCTACCACCTGGCCAATTGATTTCGCGGGCGCAGTTCTCGCAGTAGTAGGCCCTGGTTGACTTATTGAAGTACCACGCCCCTGGCTGCTGGCACGCAGTCACGTTGCAGCGTCCGCCCCTCTTTCCTTTGTCTGGATGTAGATCGCTCATACCTTCCCGCTCCTATTGCTAAACCGGCGTTTGCAAAGACTCAAAGTCGTAGAGCAGCCCGCACTCGGAACACGCACAGTTGATGGCTTCGGATCTCTGAAGCTCATTGTCTGCGGGAATGTCGCCGGGCGGACGCCACTCAGTCCACGGCTGTTGCCGGTAATCCACTAAGACCCACCGAATGAGTTTTACGCCACCGCAGTATCTGCAGGTATCACTTTTGTTCAGGATCACTTCGCATCCCTCCGCTCAAACTGAGAACAAATCACAACCCTCGTCCCATCCGGCAACCGCTCACAGACAGGCATTTCATGGAACGGCAGGTGACTGCATGGGCCGTTTCTGTGTTTGCAGGCTGTGCACATGGAACCGCGTGGTTGGTAGTCAGTCGCCATCATTCTCTCCGACAAGTTCATGAATAAGTTTGTGGCACCGACTGCCCTGAGATGGAAGCCCACCAGTCTCAATGCAGCCCCGGAAAACCTTCACTATCGTTTCCAGCTCCTCAATGCGGCGCTTCACCGGCTCAGCTCCATTCCAGTCACCCGGCTCGCCTTTCTTGCCTGACACCGCTTCGTAGATTTCGGCCACTGTAGCGGACTGCGTTCTGGCTTCTTGCCGCCATTGCCGCGCTTCTCGCTCGCAGTTGTCGGCCTTGCTTTGAACCGCGTCATGCTTATCCTTCCGCACATACTCCACAGCCTCAGCCGGGTCATGGTCATTCGATGGCGCGGGATCGTCGCACCACAGGTAGCCCATGACGCCATCAATGTCCTCGCCAGGGATCAGATAGATTGTTTCTGGCGCCTCATTCATCACTCAACACCCCCTGAAACCTTCGGCTGATATTTCATAGTGATTCGATAGAATCGACAGGGTCGCTGAACGACTCCATTGTTTCCGGCAACCCTTCTGGCCGTAACTCCCAGCCCGTGCTCCACCGGTCGTGGCTTGCTACGATTCCGCACAAGCTGCACTTCGCAAACAGCGTGACCAGCGGCGTGCCCGATAGAAGCCTGCCCACTATCTGGAAGTCATGGCCCGAAACGCTTGTGTAGCTGCAAGGCTTAACGCCGGTAATCCGGGCCATGAGTTTCCGCCAGAACTTGCGAATCACGACCTCCCAGTGCTCAGCTTCGTGCCGATTCCAACAGCCGGATACCGTGGAGCGGGAGCTGCAAAGCGCCACGATGGCCCGCCCATGTGGTACTCCGGGCGGTACTCCGGGTAATAGCCTCTCGGGCGCGGACAGTGTTGGGGCTCGGGCTGCTGGATGATGATTACGGTTGTGGTCATGGTGTTGCCTCTACGGTTGTGGCGATTATTCGCCGGGGTTTTGGAGTTCGCTGGCTTGCTGGCGGAGACGGCTGGCATAATCGTCAAGCCCGCCCATCTCGGCATCTCCATGCAGCCAAGCCTCAATGGCTTCCGCTTGTTTTATTAAAGTGGCTTTTCTCCTCGAATTTACAGTTCGAATGATTGAGCTGGCAGCATTTTTTGCATCCTGCTCCAACTCCGCACACCGCGCCTCGGCTTGCTCCAGTTGCTGGCGGAGGGCGGTGATTTCGTCGGTTGCCCAGTGAGGGTCTGACTTAACCTTCAGCATTAAAGCGGCTTCACAAATTTTTGGTCGGTAATCACTCATACACCATCCCCCTGTTCAGGCGGCTGCGGGCAAGGCATCCACTGATCGTGGCGGAAATCAACAAGCGGGTTGTGGTCTTGTTCAAAGTCCCAAAACACCCCCTCATCGCCTTCATCGAGCGTCGGCATGTAGTGCTGAATTACGCCGCCAGAAAACAGCTTCACCCGCTGCCCGAGCTTCGGAAGTTGGTCGCTACACTTAACCCACTCGTCCGCCTGGGGCGCAGCGGGGGTGGAGAGTAGGGCGTCCAGCTTTGGAATCATGTGATGTGCAACAACGTCATCTGAGCCTGTATCAAAAAGCTCGCAAAGGGCCGTTTCTAGCTCAATCATCCGATCTACCGGGGTCGTGGCGTAGCTTCCGTCTTCATCGTCAACATCGCCGCACCTGTCGTGCGCAACCACAATAGCCGCAACCAATGCGCGTCTCAGCCCCTCCGGCACTCCCTGAGACTGGGGCGGGTGGGATTCCAGGCAATCATTCCAGCCACGGCAATAAATCTCTCGGTCCTCAAACCGAATGCCGGCGCGAGATGCCCGCCCGATAGACATGCGCTCCACAGCCTCCCCGCCCTCCTGCTCGCGGGCTGCTTTCCATGCGCACCATGAGGCCTTCTTAACTTCCCTGTCTTCGTTGTCGTAGTGGCGGCTTTCCCACCAATCAATAAACGCCTCTCTATCACTCATCCCCATCACTCCCCATCTCCATCTCTGCCGCCGCATCCTTATCCGCAGCCGCACGTATCAATTCAGGATCGCTGATCACGATTCCGGTTTTGTCGCAGTCATCCAGGGCTTCCCACTGGCGGCGGAATTCGTCTTTGTTGTGTGGGTTCATGCTGCCTCCTGCCGTTTCTGGTAAAACTCTGCCGCTCGCCGCTCCAGTCGCTTTTGTTGCGCAAGGGCAACTCTTCGGATGTTGATGCCGTTGCGCTGTGCAATGCTCTTGAGTCGATACTTCGGCATCTCGTCACGCAGCGCGGCGTGGTATTCGTCACGCAGTCGTTTGATTTCGACGTTCTCCTCGTCGGTGAGGCTGGCCAGGGCGCGAATCTCCGACAGCCATACAGCGGTGGTGCTGACGCCGAAACGGTCGGCCAGAGTCTCCAGCGAGCGCTCACGCAGATACGCCCGCCAGTATTCGCGTTGATCAAGATCGGTATCGAGGCTCATGCGCACTTCCTCCAAGACCTGGTAAGCCACTGCACTGCCGGGCACAGATCGCGGGGCAGCTTGGCGTTTTCCGCTTTCGGCACCGCCGAGTTCTTGCGGGTCCGCCGGTGAATGGCGCTCAGTTCGTCCGCGATACCGGCCTTCTTGATCGCGCTGCGCAGGGTCATTTCGCAGCACCCAAAGCGGCGGGCGATGTCGCGGCGGGGAACGCCGGCCTCAGCCAGCGCTATCAACTGCTTGATCATCCCGGCGTTCAGGGCAAAGGCGTTCAGCTTCTGGTGATCCCTCGGAAACAGGCGGTCGATTTCGTCGATGATTCCAAGCCGTTCTGCAGACTGGTCGATCCACCGGTGACTGACGCCGAGCTCTACCGCAGCATGCGCTTTCGGTATGCCCTGAGCAGAGCAGGCGCGGAGGTGGGCCATCTGGTCGCTGGTTAGGTCTCTGCGGGCTGTCATGCGGCCTCCCGCTGACGAATCACCTCAACGGTATCCAGCGTCTTGATGCCGGCCTTTTCCAGTACCCGGCGCAACTCTGCCTCAATGGCGGCATCGGTAGTGGATGCGGTCACGTTGACATTGAAGGTGCATTGCACAGTGACCGGCACGCGGCCAGGCTGCGCGGGCTCGGGCTCCGGCTTGCTGGCTTCCGGCTGCTCCTGTGCGGCTTCCTGGTGGGGTTCATCGAGCACGGTACGCTGAGTCTCGGCCTGTGCCGCTGCTGCCCTCTCGTCGCGCTCTCGCTGACGCTGTGCGGCCTGCTCTTTCTCCTGCTGCTCTCGCTCCATCTTCGCCCGCATGGCATTCTGCGCGACTTCCTCGCGGCCCAGCTCGGACTTCATCAGCGCATCCAGCTTCTGCTGATAGGTTTCGTCCTCATCGAAAAGGAAGTGCTCAACGTGGCTGCGAGTGAGCGGGGCGGACAGGCCGGCCTTGTAGCTCTGATTTTCCAGCTTCAGCAGGCGCATCTCGGTCTGGTCCTGCAGGGCCTTGTCGGCGTTCACGCGGGCTTCGATCTTGCCCTTGGCGCCGGCCGTCAGGTTGCCCTTGGCGGTGACCGCAGACAGGTTCACCAGGTCATCGAACTGAGCCCGCTGGAATTCCTCGGTCACGCCGGCGTGACTCCACATCTCGTCACGCATTGCCCGCAGAAGATCGGCGGCCTGCTGGCGTGTCTCGTCCTCAAACTTCTGCACCTGTTCGAGAAGACCCTTGCGGCCAACGTCAATCATCGCTTCCAGTTCTTTCATGCTGTCCTTGAACTGGTTGGCGCCCGCCGTGGCCCGGTCGTACTCTTCCTTTTTCCGCTTGGCGATCTCGGCTTTGGTCTTATTCAGCTCCGTGGCCAGGGCCTTGGCATCCTTCACCGTGTCCTGGGTAACCACCACGTTGTATTTCTCAAGCTCCGTGGCCAGGTGCTTTTTCAGTTCCTCGAAGTTGACTTCGACGAGGGCCGGGGTGTTGTTGATGGTGATGAGTTCTTGCATGACGATTCCTTAAAAAATGTTCAACTCAGCTTCAGGCTGGTCTTCATGGGTTTGGCTGGAGGGAGCCCATACCTCGGCAGGCTGCTCCAGAATTCGCTCGCGGTATTGCTCAACCATGCGGTCAAACTCGACAAGATCCGACTCCATTTCCTCGATATAGTCGTCGTCGCGCTCTACCCGGTGGATAATCAGTTCCTTGTTAGCTGGGGCTAGGTCAGGGCAGTACAGGCAGAAGTGCCACCAGTTGCGCCCGGTCAACCACATGCAACCCTGCACCTGGTCCATGAATTCGCTCAGGTCACCATCGAATAGGATTGAGCGAATGCGCTCCGGGGCTAGCAGGCACTTGTATTCACTGCCGCCGTCATCGTCGATTAGGCCGTCAGCGCTGGCGCCGAACTTGCCGTCCTCGGTGACCACGAAGCCGGCCCGCTCAATCAGCATCCCGATTCGGGACTCGTGCAGATCGCGAGCCTCTGGCTCAAGCTCGTTGCCTCTGCGCATTTGGTAGGTTGAGAAGCCCTCATCCAAAGGCTTCCCGCTGATTCGCTCGCAGGCCAATCGGAAGGCGTAATCCTTTGCGGCGTCGCTGTACTCACCAACCTTCTCGCCTTTAAGGGCTCTCGCTACGGTTTCCGAACTAGGCGCAGCTTTGTAGCCGGCTATCTGCTTCGCCTCTTTGGTTTCCTTGCCCGACAGGATTGCGTCCACATATTTTGCCTGCTGGTCGGTCAGGCCATTAACCAGTTTGCGAACAGTTGAGAACATGCTGGCCGTGATGACGCCACAGCGAGCCTGGTGCCACTCTGGCCCGCCCTGGGCGCACGTAATTACCCGGATCATTTGCCACCTTCCTGCGCTGTCTGCAGCTTCTTGAGGTGATTGAATGCGGCGTCAAAGCGGGTTTTCTTGAGCTCCGGCACAGATTCAATGTGCGCCTTTTCGCAGATGTAAGCGGCATCCTTGCCTACCTGCTCCGCCATGTTCAGCAGCGTCCGGCATTGCGCTTGCGTGATCGTGTCGCTCTGTGGTGGCGCGGATTCAGGGGTTGCGCCTTCGCCATCGTCGTCCTGATCCTCAACAGCCATGCCAGTGGCGGCCAGCAGGGTATAGCGCTGCAGGTATGTGACCGTGGAGCCTACGGCCTGAATGCCGTTCTTGCCGCCTGAAGGGTCTGGCGGTGCCTGCAGTGCGGTGCTCTTTGAATGCCCAGCCTCATGGGTCAGGACGCACTCAACGCGGATGATGCCGGATTCCGTCTGGTTCGTATCCCAACTGTAGGAAATGCCGTGCTCGCCCAGGGCGCTGCCAATTACGTCGCAGATGTGGTCCAGCGATGCATGGTCGTAATTGGTGCGCTTTCCGTTATGCGTGTAGTCCACCGTCTTGTTCTTGGTGATCTTTGGCGGATTGGCCTTGAAGGCATTCATGGCTCTGATGAACGCTTTCTTTGCCTCGCCAGCCTCCCAGCGCTCCTGTAGGTCCATCAGCTTTTCAAGCTGAACCATGTCGGCGCCACGCTCTACGGCCAGGGCCAGCATCTGGTTTGGCGTAACATTGGCCGACGGCAGGTGCGCCACGTTCTCGTCACGCTCGACAATTTGTTGCTTCTCTGCAGTGCTCATGCCGCATCCCTTTTCGATTCTTCAATGATTAATTTGGTGATGGCCTCAAAATCCATCCGCCCCAGCACATCCTCCACCGCCTTGCTCCGGCACTCTTTCAGAATCCGCACGGCTTCCAGTGCGTCGGTATCCAACAGGGACAGGGCCAGTGCCAGTTCGTCGTGACACAGGTCATACAGCGCCTCGGTCACGTCCTGCTCGCCGGCGTACTGCCACTTGATGGCCCAATTAATCCGCTCCGGGTAGTGCCAGCGCTTCAGGGCCAGCAGGGTTTCCCGGCATTCCTGCTCAGCGCGTTCGGCGGCAATGGACAGCTCGCCATCGTCGTCCAAGCGCTTCTGGTGTTGGGCTGCTGTCATGCTCATGACTGCGTCTCCCGCTTGCGCATCTGCTTCGCCAGACTCGCCAGCCCATTCGCTGCGGCCTGAACGTCATCGGCAGACTCAAAGAACATGCTTAGAGTTCCGGTGCGTCCGCCTTGCTCGATAAAGTTGGCCATGCCTTGGGCGCTATGCTTTAGCGCTTCAACTTCGTCCAGCTTTGTGCCGTGAATTGAGGTGTTCATGCCACTAACCCCGCATCGCACTTATCCAAGGGACGACTGCTCACGATCCGGCTGGCTTTCAAGCGCTTTCCGTCCTTCAGCATCGGGATCATTGCCCGAGCCTCCCGAAGCCCTACCAGTCGCGCCTGGCTCTCGCCGGATGCGCGGACGTAAACCGATCTAGTGGCAACGATCTTGCGATTTCCCATGGCCCGGTAGCCGATCAGCACCTTGTACGGCCAAGGGCGCAGAGGGTCGGTGTGCAGTGGGTGATTGACTGAAAGGTTGTGGTAACTCATGCCACACGCTCCCACAAAATCGGCAGCTCACACTCAGCCACCATCTGTTCAAGTTCGTGCCGGATTAACCGGGCCTTTGCCTCAATCGCATCACTGTCAATTTCCAGTGTCGCTGCGTAGAGGGTTTTGCCGGATTCGTCTACGGTGATAACGATTTTCCTGTGATCCCAGTCAATGACCGCATCGGCCACCGCTGCATAGCTTTCGCTGATGTGCAGGATCAGGTTGAATAGCTTTTGGGGTTCGGATGGTTGGTTCATGCGACCTGCTCCTTTGCTATCAGGTCGCAAAGCTCTTGCGCTTCTTTTATGCCCCACTCTCCAATGTCATAAGCCTGGCCGTCGCCCATATCGACGCCCTGATGCCCGAGAGCACAAAGAAGGTTTTTTGGTGCGCTCAAGCGCTTTACCACTAAGCTCAAGCGTTTCTATAAAAATAGGGTTTGGAATGTCGCCAACCTCATGCCCGCCGCAAGATTTCGCCCCGCAGCCCTGGCACTGGTGGTCATCCTCGCACCAGCAGGTTATGCATCCGCATGGCTGGCTTCGCGCCAAAACACGAGTAAATTTAATGCTCATGCCGCCTCCCTCCTGTCCTCAATCCGATTCGCCGCAATCCGGCGCATCACCTTGGCCCGAACGGCTGACATGTGATCCATGTCAATCTTGCAAGCGTTCAGCGCGGCTTTCTTAACGGCGTATTCGTGAAGCCGGTCTTCTTTGGTGATCGGCTCAATGCCTGCCAGCGGAGGTGAAAAAGAGCGGGCGACAACTTTCTGCCCGCTAAACAACGCTCGCAGGGAACTGCTCTTTAGTCGTGCCTGGGCACGGTGGAATTGGGTGTCGAGAGGGCTCATGACAGCACTCCTGAAATCTCATGCCGACCTACGCGCGCAACCTGAGCAACCTTCGGGCGACCCTGGGGTGCGCGGACAGTGGTGCGACCAATGGGGAGGGCGGCCAGTGCACAGAGCATGAAGACAACCAGGCTCATCATCTTCGGGCGCTCAAGAATGCCGTGGATCCACATCTGGCAGATGAGGTCACACTTATTGAACGCGGAGAGCTTGTCCTTCAGCGCGTCGATGTGGTTGTTGACCGTGTCAAGGCTGATGCCCAACTCAACGGCAATGTCGATGCTCTTGTAGCCCTTGCTGATCAGCTCAGCGACTTCGCGTTGACGCGGAGATAGGTGACTGGTGTCGCCCAGCTCCGGCTCAAGGTGTTCGTAGTGATGGATGCGCTTTGGCATTTTATTGCCTCCCTGTGTAACCACAGTTGTTTTGGTATGAAACAATAACAACACAGGTTGTTTTAACTGTCAACAACCATTGTTGTATTTTTTGGCAAATAAAAAGCAGAGTTGCTTAAAAGCCCTTGCAGGCGCGTAGGATCATGGATTGGGCGGCGCGGGAGCGCGTGTTGTCGACGTGTTCGGTAATGCAGCGGTCAACTTCAGGCTGGCCTGGACGGACGGTGTCGGTTGGTGCAGGGTGTTGACGGCGGCACTCTCGGTACTTGGCGTGCGCGACATGATCGGATCGGGTGCCCGGCATTTCCCTGAGGACACACTGACTAAGCGGTGATACTGGCTCTGTGGAGGCAGCAAAGAAAACGAACGCGTTTATCCCAACCACGACAATGGCAATAGCGACGAGCCAGGGCGGCCCGATGCGGGAGGCGATCAGCGAAGGACGGACCACCAGAAAACCCGGCCAATGAGACGGATGTTCTCGGCAACATCTTCGGCATCGTAGTCTTCAGCCGGATACTCCGAGATGTTTTCTGAAATCACTCTGAGCCCACCACCTGGTCGCCGCTGAAGGTATTTCACGCGGAGCATGCCATCATGGTCAAAGGCGTAAATCTCGCCGTCACGGATTTCCTTGTCGCCGGTATCTACACCCACAGTAGTGCCGTCCGGAATCAGGCGCTCCATGCTGTTGCCTTTAACAGTCGCGCACGCGGCATTGGCGGGCTCAACACCAGCCCTGGATAGGGTGGATTTTGCGAATCGTAGTTTTGCGCCGTGGTTCTCGATAACTTCAGTCCTTCCACCTCCGGCAGCCATTTCGACCTCCCGGAACAACGGTAGTTCAACTTCGTCTGGGCCGAGTGGTGTATCGCTGTCCCAGGCGTCCATACGGCCAAAGAACTCCAGTTCGTTTTCCTGGACGCCCTGTACCTGATTTTTACTTTGGCTGACGTTTGGCATGTACGCAACCTTTGCGTTGGCCGACGTGCGCTGCTGCGGACCTTCTCCGCTAACCAGCCATTCCAGGGATATATCCAGCGCCTTGGCGAGATCCGCAGCTTTGGATGATTGACGGCTGTCCCGTTTTTCAAGCGCGCCAATGGCTGCCTGCGTCATTCCGACCACGCGAGCCAACTTTTCTTGTGACCAGCCCGCAGCTTCGCGGGCCTGCTTTAATCGCTTCCCTAATGCCATAACTTAGCTCTGAGTAAGTTTCCAGCAATTTAAAACATTTGTAGTTTTTTAACCAACAACAGTAGTTGACAACAAAAACAACTCATGTTGTTATGTCGGCATGAACTATGTGGAGACCGTTATGGCTAAAAGTGCTCTGGAAAGGGCCATTGAGATCAAGGGCGGGCAGACTCCCCTAGCCGCTGCCTGCGGAATTACGCAGCCATACGTCTGGAACTGGCTTAACCGGGACGGTCGGGTTCCTGCCGAATACGCCCTGAGCGTTTGTCGGGCCGTTGATTTTGGTGTTCGTCCTCATGATCTGCGTCCTGATATTTATCCGAATCCCAACGATTGCGTTCCCGATCAATACAGGTCGGCAAACGCAGCATGATTTCATTTTCCCTATTTCAGGTGACCGAAATAATGGGTTTTTTGGGGCTGAATAAATAAACAGTGTTTTGCCCTGGAAGCAGGGCGCATACGAAAGAGCGCGGGCGTGCAAAACCGTAACCGAGCAGCACATGTAAGCAGGGTGATAGCCCCTGACTCAGATCCCGGATGAGTGTGCGTACGCAGGTAGACCGCTCTTTTTCATATGCGAATGCCGCAGAGAGAGCCCGTCCGCTTCGGCGGAATCTGAACTGACCGCGTGAGCTGCGGCAGGAATGTAGGGCCATAGAACGTCGTGCGTCGAGCCACCGGCGCCACGGCTCCACCCTGGGGATGGTGCCCAGGGCACCCGGCACAAAAGTATCACCGCTGGCAGGTGGTTGACGTGTCCCCGGACGAGGGTAACCGGGACGCATCGTGAGAGGGCTCCCATGCATACGCGGAGCATGTGCCGGGTTCGCCCGCGTGAGTCCTCTCAGATGCGGTGAATGCCCGGTGGTGACGGGCAGCAGAAGCAGATGGATAGCGGGCGAGGCTTCGGCCCTGAGTAGGTCTTTCGGGATAGTCGAAAGGGATTAGTTCGGAGATAGCCGTCTCCCATCAAGCCGGGATCACTTCCGGTCACCGCGTCTCATTTAAACGGGAGGATTGGGTATGACAACTAACGTAACGATTCAGGCGCACTGCTCCGACGACAAAGAGGTCGTCGTTTCTATGCAAGACGGCAGCTACGGCGAAACTCACGTTCTTCAAAATGGCGAAGAACAGACGCTTTACGCCTTTGATGATCGTGTGATCAGCGTGAAAGAGCGGGCGAAAGAAAGCACGGAATGAGACAGGCGACTGACTGCCGTAAGCAGTCCGCATCTGGGAGCCCTCTGGTAAAGGCTGGCCAGCGCCCGGAAAGCCAAAGTACACGGCCTACGGGATGTGATTTGTGGTGCGTCGGTTCGATTCCGACAGATCACGCCAGAGGGTTCCGCAGATGCGAAGGGTTGGGAGATCCCGGCCGGCATCACAGCAACGATGGTTGCGAACTTGTAGAACGCCGTGAGGCGTCCAGATCTACCCGGCGGTCATGGGAGTGTCCTAAAGAGCTACCCCGCCGCTCCCACGGTGAGAAGTGGGTAGTAGACCGGTAAACCTTCGGGTCCGGTCGATGGCCGGGATGCAGTAGCTGAGTGTTCAGGGCCTTTTCCCTTTGAGCATTTAGAGCCCTGGGGGCATCGCCCCGCGAGGGCTTTAAGCGGTGACGGCATATGCCGATTTGACATGAGTCTGATTTCAACCGGATTGGGAGAGCAGCCATGTAACACCACCAGAGGTAACCGGCAGCCCGAATGCTGGCGCCAGAACCAGCGAACTGCATCGCGGTGAAGGCGCAATCACATAATGCAGAGCCCCTGGGTACCGACCGCGAGGGGCTTCAGATTCAGGAGGCTCTATGTCAATTCTCAGGTTCGGATCCCCCGAATACTTCCAGGCTCTCGATCAGCAAGTCAACGCCATGCTGGCCCCGCAGTTGTCGGCTGGAATCCTAAAGCAAGGACAGGCTAACGAGATCCGCGCCAAGGCCCAGCGTCACGCGCACAGCCAGGTCGGCAATTTCTACGGCCGCAGTAAGTATGACGGCTCTGGCCGGCTGATGCGTGATATCCCAGCCGCGAAGGACCAGCACACCGGCCGCGTAGTTCTTCCTTTCCAGGTAGTCACGAACTCTCTAGATCAGGATGAACTGCTGCGGCAAAGGAAACAGCGGAAGGCTGGCAAGGTTCGTCGGAAGCGGATGAATAAGGCGGCTTAGCGAGCAATAAAAAACCCGCATCAGAGGCTGGCAGGCCTAGCGGGTTTCTCAAGTAGATAGAGGAATCTTACCGATGAACGAGATCTCAAGCAAGGCCCACATCCTTCGCCTCAGACTGCTTGTCTGGCTACGCTGGCTCGCTGTTGAGCTCGAGCCGGCCGGCAGTGAGGACTTCCGGGCAATAGCAAGTGAGTACGCCCGCGCAAAAGGAGAGCTCAACAGGGCGCTCCTGAAAGAGCGTGAGCGCCGGATGAATAGGGGGGCGTTCTGATGCCGAGATCCAGAAATATCAAGCCAGGGATAATCCAGAACGATGAACTGGCCTCCCTGGACCCATACGCACGGATCGCCTTTCCGCATCTGTGGATGCTTGCAGACTTCAAGGGGAACATTGAGTACAAGCCAGCCAAGCTGAAAGTCCAGGCCCTTCCGTACGACGATATTGATATTGAGTTCATCCTGTCGGAACTGGAACGGGGCGGTTTCATCCAAAAGTATCATGAGAACGGTTCTCACTATTTGCACATCTGCAAGTTTGAGAAACACCAGAACCCGCACAAGAACGAAGTGCTCCGGGGAACCAATATTCCTACTCCGGAGGAAGTTTCAGCCAGGGCAAAGCCCGAAGAAAAACCAGATGTAAAGCAGGAGCTTGACCAAGGAACGGATCAAGTCGAGACAGAAACGGAACAAGGACGACATGAGAACGGTTCTAATCCTGCTGATTCCTTGATTCCTGATTCCGGATCCCTGATCCCTGAAGAACAACAAGGCTCAACGTCTGGCGACGATTCGCCAGCCAGTGTTGATCCGGATGTTGTTCGAGATTTCCCGCTTAAGGACGGAAGCGATTACATCGTCCCTGAAGATTTTGTGGACAAGCTCAAAGACACCTACCGAAAGCTCGATGTTGAGCACCATCTCCGATGCGCAAGACTCTGGCTCGTGGCTGCCCCTTCCAGGCGGAAGACCAAGCGAGGGATGACCAAGTTCCTCAACGGATGGATGGGCAGGCAGAAGCCTACCGCAGAGATTCATCAGATCCAGAGGCAGAGCCGCCATACCGGCTTCGATGAACGCGACTACAGCGAAGGATTGATTGAGGGGGTGTCCGATGACGCAGCCAATTTCTGAGGAAATGGACGCGCTTGAGGCGCGAATCAATAAGGCCATGGGTGTCGATGATCGCCAGCCTGGGCTCTGTGAGATCCACGGCGATTTCGTGAATGTTCACTTCTCGGGCAACGGCAAACGCTCTGAAGGCTGGGCCGGCTGCCCTGAGTGCGCAATTATCCGCCACGATGAAAAGGCAGAGCAGGAACGCAAAGAGCGCGAGCTGGAGCGGTATCGTCAAAGGATCGAGGCGCTGGTTAGAAACAGCGGGATCCCTGAGCGATTCGCGAGCAAGTCATTCGACAACTTCCAGGCGGTCAACCAGAAAGCTGCTGGCCACCTGAAGAAGATCCGCGAGTATGCGGACCTGATCTCCGAGGATGACCATGGCGGTCGCTGCCTGCTTATGCTGGGCAAGGTCGGCAACGGCAAAACGCACCTGGGCTGCGCACTGATCGAATACGTCATTCGAAAGTCAGGCAACCCCTGTTACTACCGGACGTTTTCGGATCTGGTTCGCCAGGTGAAGGGCTCTTTCGCCAAAGGCGCACAGTATTCCGAGCAGGATGTTTATGAGGATTTCGGAAAAGGCCGCGTCGTGGTGCTCGATGAAGTCGGCATGCAGAACTTCACCGACTTTGAGCAGGCTGTCGCCTATGAGGCAATCAATGCCCGCTACCTCGCCCAGCGCCCAACCGTTCTGATCTCCAATCTTCAGGCCAGCGATCTTCCGTTGTGTGTTGGTGAGCGTGTAGTTGACCGGCTCCGCGAGGGTGGTGGTCGCGCCCTGGACTTCGACTGGAAGTCGTATCGTCTCGGAGGTGCCCAATGAGCCTCAACGAAATCTGCCGCCTGTACCGCAAGGGCCAGAAGCTACGCCGGCAAGCTAAAGAGCTATCGAACGCCAGCCTGGCTCGCAAGTTTGAGTGCAGCGAGCGGACCATCGCCAAGATTGCCAACCGCATGCCGGTATCTGTGCCAGAGGATGAGCAGCGAATTATCCGCGCATGCATATCAGAGCGTGACCGGATGAAGTCCGAAGCCGCCGAACTGTCTATGCATAGACTCGGGAAGCAGTACGGTCTGTCCAAGAGCAGCATAGCCTCGCACCTGGAATATCTGGCAGAGCGGGAGGTGGCTGCATGACCAATCAATGCACCGGCTGCCAACGCGGCCTCCCAATCTCAGAACTCGGAATGCACCACGACGAGTCTGGAATGTTCTTTTGCAGCAAGGCCCGCTATCGCATGGAGCTTGAGCCCATAAGCCGAGACACCTGGCATCAGCGGGAAAAGCGGGATGTGCCTTTTGTTTGTGGAGGGACCAATGAATGAGTTGGCTCTTTTCGCAGGCGCTGGTGGGGGAATGCTCGGCGGGCACCTTCTCGGATGGCGAACCATCTGCGCAGTGGAACGTGATGCCTACGCCGCAGGGGTTCTGGCGCAACGACAAAATGATGGATGCCTCCCGCCTTTCCCAATTTGGTCCGACGTTACGACTTTTGACGGAAAGCCATGGCGAGGCCGTGTTGATGTCATTTCTGGCGGCTTTCCCTGCCAGGACATATCCGCAGCCGGACGAGGCGAAGGTATCAGCGGGGCAAGATCCGGACTTTGGTCTGAGTTCGCTCGAATCATTGGCGAAGTTCGACCCCGATACGTGTTCGTGGAGAACTCCCCAGTTCTCACTTCTCGGGGATTGGGACTTGTACTCGGAGACCTGGCCGCGCTGGGGTTTGATGCGCGATGGGGAGTGCTGGGTGCAGCCGATGTTGGCGCTCCGCACCAGCGGGACAGAATCTGGATTGTGGCCCACACCCAATGTGCCGAATGGCGGCAGGAGCCTGGCGCATGTAACGGAATGGAGCGAGAGCGGACGGACTGCCTACCACAACGGCAAGAAGGTTCAGGTGGGCCTGGAGTCGGCGGTGAAGCTGTGGCCTACACCCCTGGCCAACAGTCACACGGGAGCAGGTCACGGCCCGAACAAGAAAGGCGGCATGAACCTGCAAACAGCAGTGAAGCGGTGGCCGACTCCAGTGGCGTCAATGCACAAGGGCAGCAGCCCTGCATCACTGACGAGGAAATCTGGCAAGTCCCGGGAGAACGACCGGCTGGATCACGCATTAATGGCTTCGGATGGTGGCTCACTGAACCCTCAGTGGGTCGAGTGGTTAATGGGCTGGCCAATCGAGTGGACCGACTTAAAGCCCTTGGAAATGGCCAAGTTCCACGAGTGGCAGCAGCAGCATTCACCGAGCTTGCAGGAAGGGAGTGACGCCGCATGAGACATGCAAACATTGAGGTTTTGGATGTGCCTTTTGTTGGGGGTGGGGTGTGAAATGGACCGCCCAAAAACGGGAATGGCTGAGAGAGCTATATCCGGACAAACCCAACACATTCCTGGCTGAGTTTTTCGGCTGCAGCTACACGGCAATTAAGAATCAGGCAGTAAAGCTCGGGCTGAAGAAGTCGCAGGCCTACCTCGACAGCAAGCCTGGGTGTTTCGCCAAGGGGGCGGAGCCTTGGAACAAAGGAAAAAACTGGCACTCAGGCGGACGTTCTGCCCAAACGCAGTTCAAAGCCGGTCACGCGCCGCATAACTGGCACCCAGTAGGGCATGAGCGCCTAACCAAAGACGGAATCTGGGAGCGCAAGGTTGCTGATACCAAGGTTAAGCGCCAGGACTGGCGGCCAATCCACGTTCTGGAGTGGGAGAAGGAAAACGGCCCCGTTCCGCAAGGTCACATCGTTATTTTCAAAGACGGAGATCGAGAGAATTTTGACCCCGACAATCTGGAGTGCATCAGCCGTTCCGAGAATATGCGCCGGAATAGTGTTCATCGTCTGCCGAAAGAAGTAGCCAGCCTTGTGCAGTTGGTTGGCGCTCTTAATCGTCAAATCAACAAAAGGGCTCAACCATGAAAAACAAAATCGAAGATCTGCGCAACCACCTGTTCGAAACCCTGGAGAAGCTAAAAGACGGCGACATGGAAGTTGAAACGGCTAAGGCGGTTTCTGGCGTTGCCCAAACGATCATCAATAGCGCCAAGGTTGAGATTGATTATCTTCGTGTGACCGAGCAGCGCAGCGGTACCGGCTTCATTCCTGATGAGGGCGGACGTAAAGACGATCTTCCGCCGCCGATGCGGAGGGTTAAGTGATGAAACTGTCCAACAATCCCGCAGTAAATCATAAGCAACCTAAGACATTTTACATCGAGTCGCCAACGTTCCTAGCGCGACGCGAGGTGCGCAGCGGCGAGAGCGAACACCAGATACGCCGGGACATTGAGACATTCGAGCCCTGGCGGCTGCCGGTGACGATTACGGAGGTATCCCATGACTGACCCCAACATGAAAGCCAACATCCTCCGCGTACTGGAACAGCGCGGCCCGCTGCTGATCGGCAGCATTGCCTGGGCCATCAGGACGACGGAATACGCGGCACAGGGTGCCATGAATGAACTGGTGGACGAGGGCCGCACTGAGCGGCATGAGGATGGGCGGCGGTATCAACTGACAGAGAGCGGGCCTGTTGGGCCGGAGGTGGCGTGATGAAGGCGATTTATTCTTGCGGTTGCAGTATTGAGGTTAGGGTTCACCAGGTCGTTCCGTCCGTGTGCGAGCAGTGCAGAGCGAAAGGCGGATTCAGCCATACCTCAACTGACGCCAAGCCAGACGCACCGGAGTGGAATGGCGAGGGAGCAAGGCCGCCCGTGAATACCGCCTTTGAGTTCAGTGCCAACGGTGAGTTTTGGGAAGAACGTGTGATGCTTTTCGATGACGGCATTACCTGCCTGATGGCGCACCGGAAGTATCCAGCGAATCGCTGGCACTACAAGTGCAACGACCCCGGTTGGGACTGCCGCCCAATCCGCACCCAGGCAGAGCGGGATCGGGAAGCGTTAGCTGTCCTACTCGAACCCTACTGCCGTGGATCGTATTGCGGAAATGAGAGGGCTGTAGCTGATGCCATCATTGCTGCTGGCTGGCGCAATGGGGAGGTTGAGTGATGCGATTCCTCACTGCAATCCGACAGCGATTCTGCCGGCACAACTACAAACCCACCCGGCTCCAGCCACTGACAGATGTGCCCGGTCTTTGGTGCCACTGCACGAAGTGTGGCCATGGGGCGTACTGCAGCAGACGGGAGCCCCGGCGATGACAGACACCCTAACCATCAACTCCGAAATCGCCCTGGCCAAAGCCCAGAAGCAACTGGCTGACCTGTGGCGCGAGAACAAGTACCTCGAGGTGGATATCCGGCGCAAGGCGAAGCAGCGGACGCTAACCCAGAACCGGGCGCTGCATCTGTTCTGCGAATGGCTGGCCGAAACCCTGAATGATGCCGGGTATGACATGCGCCGGACGCTGAAGGCAGACGTTGACCTTCCATGGACCCAGTCCGCGGTCAAGGAACACCTTTGGCGCCCCATCCAGAAGGCAATGACCGAGAAGCACAGCACCACGGAGATCACAACCGTTGAGCCTACAGCCATTCATGAGGTGCTATCGCGGCACCTTGGACAGAAATTGGGCGTGACTTGCCCGCCATGGCCCAAGCGGGATCAGGAGGCGGCATGACAGTTCTTTATGCGTCGATATTCAGCGTAGCCCTCTGCTCGGCAATGGCCGGCTTCATGGTCCGCTCCCGGAGTTACGGTGAGGCGGTGATATTCGTGACGGCAGCGCTTTATGCCGCAGCCTCAATTATCGGGGAGGCAGCATGACCAGCATCGGAGAAACCCGCCGCAACACCAAGAAGGCCAATAGCGCGGAGATTGAATTGCTGACCCGCGATTTCCTGGCCAACGGTGGCGAGATCCAGCGGGAGGATATCCGGGCAACCAGGCAAGTTGACCTGACTTGGCGCAACTATGCGGCCACGGCGATGGAGGATGGCGGCAATGCCGAAGAAGTGTAAAGAGTGCCGCAAGCCGTTCGATCCCTACAACAGCCTGCAGGTTGCTTGTAGTCCCGCCTGTGCACTGGCTGTTGGCCGCAAGGTGGCTGCGAAGAAGGCCGATAAAGCCGCAAAGCAGGCCCGCTCCGAGCGCCGGGAATTCAACCGCCGGGATCTTACTTGGCAGCACAAGCAGTGCCAGCGAGTGTTCAACCGAATGCGCGTACTCGAGGAACTGCAGTGGTTCAGGCAGCGAGGCGCGGAGCCTGAGTGCATTTCCTGCGGCAGGATATGCATGGACTGGTGCTGCGGTCACTTCAAGACCCGGGGTGCGCAATCCAATCTGCGGTATGACCGGATGAACACGTTTCTGCAGTGCAACCGGTACTGCAACGAATCGTTGAGCGGGAACATCGAAGGCACCAAAACTACGCGAGGCTACAAGCAGGGCCTGGTTGCCCGGTTCGGCGAGGAAGAAGCGCAACGCATCATCGACTACTGCGAATCGAACACAGCGCCGGTTAAGTGGGACTGGCAGGAACTGGAGGCTCTGCGCAAGCAGTGGAGTCAGAGAATACGGGATATCGAGAGCGGGAGACTGGCAGCATGAGCGCCCAACGACTCGAACAACGCACACAACTGGCCCTACGCGGCCTGATCGACAACTACCTGGCTAAGGGCTGGGTCATCACCAACCGATGCCCGCTGACGATCTATCGGGGCAGGGCTGGGTATCAGTTGCAGAATGGGTGTTTGGTGAGTGTATGAACCAGCTTACCGCCATCGTAGACGGCAAGCGAGCAACGATGCTTACCGAAGGGAGCATTGCAGAAGCGGCCAGGAGTTGCAGAGACCGCTTCGGGGCAAGGTTTGAGGGGTTCGCGCCAATACCAACAGAGATCAAAGCCCGCAGCAAATGGGCAGAGTACAGGGCAAAGCAGGTAAGCCGGGAGGAATTAGAGGCCTGGCTGACAGTGCAGGATGACGAGGCAGAGATTCGGAAGCTGTTTAACGGGATGCGAGGGTGATATGGCGAACCACAGCATAGCAAGGCGTCAGGCGCAAACGGTAGTGGACCTATTTCTGGAGGTTTTGCTTTCAAGGGACAGTGACGCCGGTTGGGCGGGCGATAGCGTCATTGGCCGGCTTGTTGACTTCAAGGGGGAGTTGCCGCAGTCATCGGGCTTTAGTGGCTTCAGCAAGGTATACGAAAACTCGAAATGGCTGCGAGATTGGAGTGATCACCACAAGATGGCCTGCGTCCTGATGAGGGCAATGAGCGACCGGCAGCGAGAAGCCTTGTGCCTGGATAGGGCATACCGTAATCGCGTTAAGGTCGCGGTCGATCCTTTCACCCCAGATCAGCGGGTTGAGATCCACTGGACCGACGACGCATGCGCTCAACAGCTTCGATGCACCAAGAAAGCCTTTCAGGACCGCGTGCATAACGGGTATTGCAGGCTGGAGGAATTGTTGGCCGATAAAATCGCGGCTTGACTATTTGACAATTTGCGATTACAGGGTAGACTATGAGTCATAAGTAAAGTTTCCCCCAAACAAAGCCGCCCGGTCCCGCCGTCGCGGCTTTTTTGTTGCCCAATCAAAATTCCCTCACCGGTTCGCCGATGAGATGCCTCGCCAAGTGCGGGGCTTTTTTGTTTCTGGAGGTCGCCATGCACCTGCACGAAATGTCCGAACGAAAGTGTGACGGCCATGGATGTGGTCACTATGGCGCCTCTCGCGGCACCCGGACGCACAAAGGCGTTGATCTGAACTGCAAGCCCCTGACGGTTGTATATTCGCCAGTCGCCGGAACAGTGACCAAGATCGGCTACCCGTACAGCGATGACCTCAGCTTCCGTTACGTCGAGATCAGCGATCAGGGTTACGCCTTCCGGGTGTTCTACGTTGACCCGATGGTTGAGAAGGGCCAGAAGGTCAGCAAGACAACCATCATTGGCGAGGCTCAAGACCTCCGCCCCCGCTATTCAGGTATCACCAATCATGTGCATTTCGAAATCAAGAATGCCGATGGTGAATACGTTGACCCCACACCTGTCATGCTCGCTCAGCGGGCGTAATTCGGAGCCTTCATGAGCTTCCTCGGCAAACTATTCGGCAGCACGGCGGCCCAGCCCATTGAGGCTATCGGCAACGTCTTCGACAAGCTGTTTACCAGTGACGAAGAAAAAGCTCAGGCCAAGGCTGTCTTTGAGAAGATTTCCCAACAACCGCACATCCTGCAAGCTGAAATCAACAAGGTTGAAGCTCAGCATCGCAGCATATTCGTTGCTGGCTGGCGTCCCTTCATCGGCTGGGTGTGCGGATCAGCGCTTGCTTATTCGTTCATCTTGCGCGACCTGATTGCATGGGGCATGAGCATTTCCAATCCCGGCATTGCTCCGCCGCCTGAGTTGGCCATGGAGCACCTTGTGTCGATCCTGCTGGCCCTTCTTGGCCTCGGCGGGATGCGCACCTTTGAAAAGCTCAAAGGCAGGGCGAAATGAGCTTAAAGGACATCGCGGGACAGCTAGCCAGCAACGCGCACATCAAGATCGAATCCGCCCCTCAAGGCATCTCGTACGCAACAAACGGCTTCGTCTTCGCCTGGGGCGCCATGACCTTCAATCAGATCATGATGCTGATCGGCACAGTGTTCGCCGTTCTCACGTATTTCACAAGCCTGTATTTCCAGCGAAAGCGCGACCAGAGAGAGCAGCGGCTGCTTGAGCACCGGATACAGGCCGAGATGAACGCCGCCGAGCGCCGGGCCGACAAAACCGAACTGCGCAACTGGTCAGCGGAATCGTCGCCGGATGCCGATAGCAGCCAGGCCGAGAAATAGCAGGGGCAGGGTGGCTGGCTCTATCACTGAATAGGGTTGACCAATCTGAAAGTCCAGGTCGAGGTAGGATCTTTGAGAGCCAGGCGGAAGGCTTGCAAGCGGAACGATGAGTGAGCCCCAAAACTCGCCATTTTCGTGATTGTGAAGGTTGCTGGCAAAGTCGCGATCTCCTTCAGGCGCCCTGATTAGAAATAAGGGGCTGAACACGATTCCCAGTGTGGAGTCCGTCATATTGTGGGCCTCCACAACGTGGCCAAAATAATAGTATTCGTTGGACGTTAGCGGGTTCGTTCCTGTGAAAAGGGCGTCAAAATAAGTTGACGTGAACCTAGCCCGGACCAACGCATTCAGCTCAGTATCCGCAACGAAATACCCCTCGCCATCAATGCTGGTTTCGTGGTTGGACGCTTTGAAGGTCATGTCATACCGCAAAAGCGAGGCGTGGCTACTGGCTGAAGCGCTGAACAATAGCAGCAGAAGAAATTTTTGTAGATAAGTCATATGCACCTCCGTGTATTGGTGATTCCCAAAAGCACGATTTATGCCCACTCAATGCAAACAGTTAGTTACAGGTCGAGCTGGAGCTTGTGTGTAACGAAAGCTGACGCCTTGAATTGATATTGAGAGTTTCTTGAGCCCGCCAATGACTGCACCCATGAAAGAGTTGAGGTTCTGAGATATGGCAACTAACGACTCTCCCCTGTCTGTTGCAGCAGCGAGGGCTCTTGTATTGTCCCTGGATGGCGGCGGAGGCGGCAGCTCGGGTGGCACGAGCGCCCTTGCCTGGTCGGCATCAAGCGGCCTGGGTGATCAGAACGAGATCGTTTTAACGACTGACACTTATACATTTTCCGCCCCGTCAAAGTCGGCCTGGCTTGGGTTTGGCGAAGGATGGTTGTATGGCCAAGCTGATGATACGCCAATGGCCCAATCTGTCAGTGTTAATGGCGAGACGATCACTTATGAATTTGGTGTCGGCAGTGAGAATCGATTTGTCAAAACGGTTGACGGGGTCAAGGTCCTCGAATCAACCCTGATCCCATCACTTGGAACGGGCTACAACGCCGGGTTTATCAACTGGGATAATGGCGCGGCTATCCCCGCTGGAGACGCCATCTTTATGTTTGCGCGAGTCAGATGCACTGACGGATCGGTTAACAATGCATCTTTCCAGTGGAAACAAGAGCGCATCCGGGCGTACATCAACCTCAGCGGAGCTGGTCACAACTCAGCCTATATTGCCGAGACAACCCCGGCGGGCTCTGGATCTCGGATTGTGGAGTACGAGGGTAATGATGGGGCTGCGGCATCTCTATATACCAGCGTACCCAAACACGGCGATGGTTGGTTTAACCACGGGTGGCTCTGGAAGATCAACACCCCGGATCAGTCAGATGGCCTTATGGTTAAGGTCACCCAGAAGGAAGGAGACGCCGGCATTGTCATGGACTCTACCATGACAAATTCGGGTGGTGATGTTGGAACCGACACCGTCCGCAGCTCTGAGTCGGAGCGCCCTCGGTTTGCATCCATTCAGGATTACATTGGAAACAATGGCGACAACACCACAAATATTCTGCTTCAGAGAACCGACCAATACTGGCAACTCAACGGAACGCACTTCTTTTTGTCCGACAACTCTAACCCTGCCTCTGCTGGCCTGTTCTGGCCATTAAGAGTGGTTTCTGTGAGCGGGACCCAAACAGCAACGCTGAAGCTCTGGAAAGGCACGTTCGCCGATTATTCAGGAAAGGCAATCCTGGTGTATGACGAAGATATGAGCTTTATTGCGGGGGTCGATCTCTAATGGCATCGATTCTTGGCAAGCTCGCAATACAGGAGGGCGATTCCTACACAGCCGTCGCCGGAAGCAATAGGGCGGTTGTTGTTGCCGGCACGGGTGAATCCGCATTCTCAAGCCGTGAAATTGTCGGCATAACCTTTGGTGGTGTTGCAATGACTCGGGCAGCCTATACGGGCGACACCGAGACGGCCAAAGGCGGGGTTTACTACATACTGGAGTCGCAAATACCCGCAGGCTCAAGTGTTATAGCGGTTGATTGGGACGGGCAGGTCCACGATGCATTTACCGGGGCTGTCTACACTCTTGGCGGAATTGATCAGGCTACTCCCGTCAATAACTTCAATTCCGCTGTTGGCGTGAGCCTGTTCGACCTCGATATAACGTTTAACGGCGTTGATGGTGGTGTTCTAGTTGCTGGCGCAGGCTCCAACTCGCCGGCTGATACGCTGAACCAGTCGTCCACTATATCTGCCACAACAACGACAGTAACGGTTGACCACGCGCAAACTACAGCAGGGCATGAAGGCTCGGCGATTTCTGGCGTGTTGAGCGCGGCAGGATCGGAGACGCTTGGGCTGAGATATTCCAGCGAGACGGACCCCGTTGGCGCACTGGCCGTTTTCAATCCTGCTGCATCAGGGCCATCTGTTAGTGCCGCAGACGATATCACCAGCGAAGGCGATACGGCTGAATTCACCCTTGCGAATAACAGCGCAGCCCCGGTAAGCGCCACACTAAATGGTACAGACGTTGGCACCCTGACGCTGGTCAGCGGGTCAACCTACAGCTACACCGCCCCGCTGATTGCTGACGACGACACTGCGGACCTGGTCGTTACTGTTGACAGCACGACCGCCAGCACGGTCATTGGCTACGCCAACAGCTACCCCTATGAGCTGGTCACGCACGGTGAGCCTGACGCGAACTCAGCATTTTTCGATACTGCATTCGCCACGAATGGCCCGGTAGAGTGGGGCGTTGTAACTGACTTTGATTCCGGCGTGGTTGTCGTCGATTGGGCCACCATGGACGCGGCGGAAGACGAACTCAACGACATTGCACTCCACAGCACCGAGGTTGCTGCCGGAGATTCCACAGCAACCCTGAAGTATTTTGTGCCAGAGTCGGGCGCCACCGGAACGTTTCAGGCGACGGCGACCGTTGATGGCACGGACGATACCGCCCCCACCATCTCAAGCGCCTCTGTACCCACGGCGGGCAATAACATTGCCGTACAGATGTCCGAATCCATGCAGGTTGGCGCAGGCGGATCTGGCGGCTGGACAATCAGCCTTGCAGGCGTCTCCGTTAGCTCTGCATCGGTAGATGGCTCAGACGACACGATTATCAACCTGACGCCATCGCGCACACTGACCGACGAAGACACGCTGGCCATTGGCTACACGCAGCCCGGAGACGGCTTCCAGGATCAGGCGGCCACACCAAACGATCTGGCAACGCTCAGCGGGCAGGCGGTAACGAACAACAGCACCCAGCAGCCGCCCGATGTGACGGGGCCGGTTACCCAAAGCGTGGGGGTGCCAACTGCTGGCACTTACGCCATTGGCGATGACCTGAGCTTTACCGTCAACTGGGACGAAGCCGTTACGGTCACCGGCACTCCGGCGCTGAATCTTGATATCGGCGGAACGTCTCGCCAGGCCGACTACGTATCCGGTAGCGGCTCAAGCGCCCTGGTGTTCACCTACACAGTGCAGGCAGGTGACGAAGACGATAACGGCATTGCCGTATCCAGCCTCACACTGGAAGACGGAACGCTACAGGATGCCTCAAGCAACAACGCCACACTGACGCTGAACAGCGTTGGCGATACCTCCGGCGTTCTTGTGGATGGCCTGGCGCCTGTTATCTCAATCAATAGCCTGACCACCACAGACACCACTCCGGTGGTTACTGGCAGCTCAGGGGATGCCACAAGCCTCACCCTGGTCGTCAATAGCGTTACCTACAACCCAACCCCCTCCGGCGGTACATGGAGCCAGCAGCTTCCAGAACTGGCGCTCGATACCTACCCCATGACCCTGAACGGGCAGGATGCGGCGGGGAATGATGCGGTTGAGGCTCAGGCGGTGTTGACCGTTGTTGATGAGATCGTGGCTACTGGGAATGGTTTGTTCAGGCCGCTGTTCCGGGCGAACAAGAAATCTACTTTCAAAAATCTATTTAGGTGATTCCTCATGGCGATAACACTTTCTCCGGACACCACCGATACCGAGTTCCAGGAAAACGCGGAAGCCCGCCAGCGGTATCGCCACACTGAAACCGTGAATGCAGCTACTGGGGAGTGGGTCATTCTTCCAGCGAGCTTCGACGAACTTCTGGTAAGTGTTGATCCAGCCTCTGGCACCGCCCGGGTGGAGTACACCCAGGGTAGTGTCTCTGAGGTAAATGCTGGGACGGCGGACGCTAAGCCCTGGGATGACGGCGATGTCTCCGCGTACGCAGCCAGCGCTATGTCGAATACTGTAACTGCGATCCGCTGTGTGGCGACCGCCAGCTGTCAGTTCACGGTGACGGCGTGACCCAAAATGGTGCAAAAGGCGGGGCCCCTGGGCCGCTGGCCAGCCCGCGGGGCCGGAGCAGCCACGCGGTTTTCGCGAAATTTTTGGCCCCACATTGAGCCTCACCAGTCGCCGGTTATAACCATTTACTAATCAATGAGTTGATTCTGTTCTGTCTGGTTATTAAAAGCAGCAGGTAACGAATAGTGGCCGGAGAAGTAAACAGCATTGCTGATGCTTACAACTGGTCGATCAGTCAGCTCGCCCGAGCCTTCGGGATGGATCGAAAGACGATCGCCCGGAGGATCGAAGACGCAGGGATAAGCCCGGCCGGAAAGAAGGGGGGGTATCCAACATACGCGTTGAAGGATGCGGCACCGGCGATCTACGCGGACCAGGTCTATTACGACCCTGACGAGGATCCGTCCAAGTATCCTCCCTCCGATCGAAAGGCCTGGTACCAGTCAGAGAACGAGCGGGTAAAGCTTGAGGTTCAGCTCAGGCAACTGATACCGGCCGATGAAGTCCACCTGGAAATGAGCAAGCTGGCCAAGGCCGTAACCACTACCCTGGACAGCTTGCCTGACATCCTCGAGAGAGATTGCGACCTGGACCCTGACAGAATTGAGCGGGTACAGAGCAGCATTGATGGATTGCGTGAAAAGCTCTATCTCCTGGTGATCGACGAGGACGACGACGAATGACCTCTCTGGCATCTGCAGCCCAGATAAAGCGGGAGGTTGCCAGGCTGATGAAGCCACCGAGGCGAATCAAGGTCAGCGACGCCGTGGCAGAGAACATGATGGTTGTGGATGGCGGCGGGAAGATCGACCGCTTTCGGAAGGACCTAACCCCGTACATGAACCGGCCGATGGACTGCCTGGCCAGTCGCATGTACGACGCGGTGGTATTTGTCGGCCCAGCCCGGTCAGGGAAAACCAACTGCCTGCTGGATGGGTGGGTTGCTTACGTAGTCAGCTGCGACCCTGGCGACATGCTGATAGTGCAGATCAGCGAGGATAAAGCGCGGGAGTACAGCAAAAAGCGTATCGATCGGATGCTTCGGAACTCTCCGAAGCTGGCGCCGATGATGAGCCCGCACGGCCATGACAACAACGTGCATGACAAGACGTTCAGGGCCGGCAACTATCTGGGCATCAAGTGGCCCACGGTGAACGTGCTGTCCAGTTCCGATTACCGGTTCGTCGCTCTGACGGACTATGACCGGCTGGATGAGGACCTGAACGGTGAAGGCGACCCGTTTAGCCTGGCCTCGAAACGAACGCAGACCTTCATGTCTTCCGGTATGACTCTGGTGGAGACTTCGCCGGGCTGGGAGATAACCGATCCGGACTACAAGCCGGACCCGAAACACCCACACATGGCGCCTCCTACCAAGGGGGCGCTTTCACTTTACAACCTCGGAACCCGGGAGCGCCTTTACTGGCAGTGCGACAGCTGCAGCGAGTGGTATCAGCCGATCATGGAGCACTTCAACATGGATGCGGCCCGGCCATTCTGCCCCCATTGCGGAACCCTGGTTGATACTGCGCGCAAGCGAGCACTCAACGGGAAATGTGAGTGGGTGCCGGAAGGTTGCGAATTAACACCTGGTGGCGAACTCGTCGGGACACCGCGGGAAAGCCGGATTGCCTCCTTTTGGATGGAGGGCCCGGCGGCCACGTTTCAGACCTGGGCCAGTCTGGCCCAAATGTTGCGCCAGGCCGAAGAGATCTATGAGCAGACCGGATCCCAGGAAACCCTGAAATCAAAGATCAATACGGACTGGGGTAGACCTTACCAGTACCGCAAGGCCGAGAACGTTCGGAGCCTTGAGGTTATTCAGCAACGTTCCGAGAACCTGGGAGATCGGGTGGTGCCCGAGGGTGCTCGCTGCCTGTTCGCCGCCGTGGACGTCCAGGCCGGCAAACGCCGGCGCTTCGTTATCCAGGTGGTGGGTTATCGGATTGATCCGGCCGGCCACCCTGAAGACTGGGAGCTGCTAATCAATTTCGTGATCTCCCGCAAGTATCCGCTGGCGGATGAGAGCGGGCGAGAGATGCCGGTTCTGATGACGGCCATCGATACCGGCGGTGAGGCCGGCGTTACTGAAAACGCCTATCAGTTCTATCGGAAGTTGAAGCGCCAAGGGCTGCACCGCAAGACGATGCTGGTCAAAGGTGGCAGCACGATCAATTCGCCCCGGATGCGCGAGACCTTCCCCGACAGTACCGGCCGTAAAGATCGGCACGCCAGCAGCAAGGGTGATATCCCGCTGTACGTGCTGAACACCAATCTGATTAAGGACACCATTTCCAACCGCCTTGAGCGGGAAGAGCCAGGGCCGGGATACATCCACTTCCCGGAATGGCTGGGCGAATGGTTCTATGCCGAATTGACCTATGAGCAGCGGGACATGCAGGGCCGCTGGAAGAAGCCAGGCAAGGGCGACAACGAAGCATTTGACCTGTTCGGGTACATCGACTGCGCGGCCACCAAAAAAGGCTACGACAAGATCAACTGGCAATCACCGCCCCCTTGGGCGCGGATCTGGGATAGCAACAGCGAGATCCAGGCGGGTGGCGAACAGTCCGTTTCAAAATCAACAGTGCCGCCGGCTCAACGCCAGCGCAGGCGCTCCAGAATCAGGTTCCAATCCTAATGGCATTTACTCAAGACGACCTTGATGTGATCAACGAGGCGATCGCCACCGGTGAGCTGGAGGTTCAGTTCGCTGACGGTAAACGCGTCCGGTACCGCTCTGTTGAGCAGCTGATGAAATCAAAGCAGCACATCGAGAACGAGATATTCAAGGAATCCGGCAAGCCGCCTCGTCGCGGTGTGCGCGTAAACGTCTGCAAAGGGGTCTGATATGAGCAAGCCAAGGCTGCGCGTTCGTGCCGGAGAGACTCCCAACTACCGGGCGCAGGCATACGAAGGCGCAACCAGCGGCCGGCGAGCAGCTGGCTGGAATGCGCCGGCGACTGGTCCGAACCGGGCCTTGAACGGATCCCTTAACACGCTGCGAAATCGTTCGCTTCAGGGCGTCCGGAACAACCAATGGCTTGAGCGGGCAATCAGTCGCAACGTCGTCAACGAGGTTGGTACCGGCATCACGCCAATCTTTGAGTCCAGCGACGATGGGTTCAATGAGGCGCTGTCTCAGCTTTGGCTGCCATGGACAGGCCAGGCCTCCCCGGACGGCATTCTCGATTTTTACGGCCAGCTGTCTCAGGCGGTACGGTGCCGCAGAACCGAAGGGGAGGTGTTCATTCGGCTCAGGCCGCGCCCAGCTTCCTTCGGCATGACTGTGCCGATTCAGCTGCAGGTGATCGAGCCTCACCACGTACCGGAGACAGAGAACCGGACGCGCAGGAACGGCAACAAGATCATCGCTGGTATCGAGTTCAACAAGCGCGGCCAGCGTGTCGCCGTATGGATGTATCCGGAGCACCCGCAGGATTCCAACGGTGCCTCTTTCTCCACCGCCAAGCTGTTGCGGATCCCGGCCAACCAGGTTATTCACCATTACCTGCCGCTGCGGCCGGGACAGGTAAGGGGAGAGCCGGACATAGTTCAGGCCCTGCTTCGCGCCAAGACCTATGACAGCTATGAAGACAGCGAACTGGTTCGCAAGGAAACACGCGCACCGTTCACCGGCTGGCTGCAGAAGGAATACCAGGGCGATGCCGACTGGAAGTACGACCCGATCACCGGCGAGCCGATGGCAGAAGATGAACCGCTGCCAGAAATTAGCGCCCAGCCCGGCACGATCCTGACCGGTGCGGCTGGTGAGAAGCTGACCCTGTTCGATGGTGACAACACCGGCTCTGGCTACACCGACTTCCAGGAGCAGCAGAAGTTGGCCATCGCCGCCGGCGCCAAGTCTCTCTATGAACTGGTCACCGGCGACTGGTCAAAGATCAACGACCGGACCTATCGCGCCATGATCACAGAGTACAGGCGTGAAATCGAAATGGCCCAGGACCACCTGACCATTCACCAGATATGCGAGCGGGCCGGATTCTGGTTCACCGATGCCGCGGTGCTGACCGGCAAGGTTCGCGCTCCTGGCTATGCAGATCGGTACGACGACTACAACAGGCGGGACTGGCGCACCCAGCGCTGGCCGCACATCCACCCAACCCAAGACGCACAGGCCGCAGTCCTCGAACTCAACAACGACCTCGAAAGCCTCGACGCCCTGGTCGCCAAACGCGGTTACCGGGCTGTTGATGTTCAGCAGGCCAACGTCAACGCGAAAAAACGCAAAGCCGACATGCTCCAGAAAGCGGAGCTCACCGAAGAGGAATAAACCATGAAGTGGTTCACCGCACAGGCTTCCGGAGACCGGACGGCCAAGCTGAGTATTGACCGCGCCATTGGTTCGGACTGGGCTCCGGACTGGATTGCAGACTTTACCGGCGAGAAGCCGGCCCGAGAATTCATCGAGGCGGTAGACGCCCTGGGCGAGCTCGATCGGATTGATCTTGAGATCAATAGCCCTGGTGGCGATGTCGCTTCCGGCGTACGGATCATGAACTACCTGATTGATCATCCAGCTGAAGTTCACGTGAAGGTCACCGGCATGGCGGCCAGCATCGCCACGGTGATCATGCTGGCGGGCGACACCCGCACCATGGGCGTCGGTACGAGCATCATGACGCACCGCGCCTCAACCCTGATGATCGGCTACTACAACAAGAAGGAACTTGAAGAGCACGCGGCCGGTATTTCCGCGATCGACGACGCCATTGTGTCAGCTTACGTTGCCCGCACCGGCAAGAGTGCCGATGAAATCAACGGGCTGCTGGACAAGGGCGACCAGTACATGGGGGCGGAAGAAGCCATTGAATGGGGCTTCGCCACAGACAAGGACGCCAAGCTGAAGGCTGTCGCCAGTGCAGATCCCGCCACATACCAGATGCAGATCAAGATGCAGGGCGAGGTCCGATCTGCCCAGCAAGAGGCCGAAGGCGCCAAGGCCCAGATCGAGATCAAGAACAAAGCGATCGAGGATCTGACCGCGGAGCTGGAAGCCTTCAAGAATCCGATTGCGGCAACCGCCGATGAAGTCATTGCCAAGTGTGAGGCAGCCGGCTTCGAGTCCATGGCTGTCGCGATGGCGAAAGAGAAGCTTCCTCTGGCGGCCGTTGAGTCCCGGCTCAAGATGGCCGGCGAAATCAAGGACATTGCCAAGGCCTCTGGAATCGACGAGGCGGTAATGCTCAAGAGCCTCAGCAACCCAACCCAGATGATCCGCGATGCGATTGCCGAAGCAAAAGCACTTGGCGATCAGGATCTGGATCATCACCACACGCCCGGCCCGGGCAATCAGAAACAGCCTGACGCAAGAAAGGCTTATTCCCAGCTGAACAACCAAGCGTAACCCTGGAGGTTAACCATGAAAACTGAAACTACCCGTGCCGGTGAATTTCTGGTCTCAGAAGCTAACGGCAAGCGTTCCCGCGAAACCATCACCGTAACCGGTGGCCCATATGTGGCCGGCCAGGTGCTTGGCAAAATCACCGCTTCTGGCAAGTACACCGCTTATGCCTCTGGCGCTAGCAATGGCACCCAGACAGCAGCTGGAGTTCTTTACGCAGCCGCTGACGGTTCATCTGCAGACGTAACCGCCGTTGGCGTTGTTCGTGATGCAGAGATTGACGAGGCGCTGCTCACCGGTGACGACGCAGACGCAATCACTGATCTTGCCGCCATCGGCATCATCGCCCGCTAATCAGCCTGAAACGCTGAACCAAACCTGAGATCAGGAGAAATAACATGGCTTCACTGGATATTTTCAACGACGACGCATTCAGCCTTTCGAGTCTGACTGCGGCCATCAACGAAACCCCGTATGTGCCGGGGCGCCTGGGCGCTTTGGGCCTGTTCAACAACGAGGGTATCAACACCACTCACCTTAGCATTGAGAAAGACGGCGCGACCCTGGCGCTGGTGCCTGCTGCTGACCGCGGAGCTCCTGGGCTTCAGGTTTCCGGCGACAAGCGCACCCTGATTCCCTTCAACACCCTGCACCTGCCGCAAGAGTCCACTATCATGGCAGACGAGATCCAAGGACTTCGCGCCTTCGGCTCCGAGTCTGAGGTGGAAGCGGTAGCCAACTACGTTGCTAAGCGCCAGGCAAAACATCGCCGTCAGCTGGATGCCACCATGGAGCACCTGAAGATCGGTGCGCTCAAGGGCATCATCATGGACTCGGACGGAACCACGCCCTTGGTGAATACTTTCACCGCCTTCGGAATCACGCAAACCACGCAGGATCTGGTTCTTGGCACAGCCGGAACCAAGGTCAGAACGAAGTGCCTCGAAATTCTCGACAAGATCGAAGATCAGCTCGGTGGCGTCTCGTTCACGTCGGTTCGCGGCGTGCTTGGCCGCACAAAGTTTAAGCAATTCGTTGACCATCCGGACGTGAAAGACGCTTACCAGCGCTGGATGGATGGGGCGGCACTTCGTGACGATGTGCGCGGCGGCTTCGAGTTCGGCGGCATTATTTGGGAGCAATATCGCGGCCAAGTGGGCAGCGTGAAGTTCGTAGGCGACACCGATGGCTACGTGTTCCCTGAAGGCGTGCCCGATCTCTTCATTGGCCGGTTTGCGCCTGCCAACTACATGGAGACCGTCGGCACCAACGGCCTGCCGTACTACACCAAGATCGAGCCTCTCTCGATGAACAAGGGCGTAAAGGCCGAGTCTCAATCCAACCCGCTGTTCCTTTGCACTAGGCCGAATGCTGTTGTGAAGGTGTAACAGCCTGCAAACCCAAGCGGCCCCATCCGGGGCCGTTTCAGTTTGTGGAGATTGACCTATGAGCGACAAGACTTTCAAGCGATCGGCTAAACGGATACTGGCCCGGCTGGGTGAGGCTTGCACGGTGACGCAGCACAACGGCGGCGCCGTCATTGAAGAATGCCTGGTGCACATCTCCCGCGATGTGGAGGTGGTTTCCCCTGGGAACTCGGAGACCACGGAATTGCGCAATGAAGCCGAAATGCTCGTGGAGCAGGTCGGTGATCTGAAAAAGCGCGACGTGATCGAAACCAGCACCGAGCAGTGGACAGTTGCAAAGAAGATTGCCAATGACGGCTACACCATTCGAGTGATAGTGAGTGACTGATGGCACAAGCATACGCGCGTATTGACCCGAAGGGCCTGAACGATGTGCTGAACTTGTTGCAAGCCTACCGGGCTGGCGGACAAAAGGCCTTGCAGCGATCAGTCAATCATGGCGCAAAGCAGGGCCGGAAAATCTCCGTAGATGAGATGTCGAAAAAATCGGCCCTCAAAAAGAAGGACCTCCGCGCTGCGACCAGTCTCTACTTCGCGAGCCTCAGCACCCTGACCGCAAAGCTAGTTATCAAGGGTGGCTCGGTTTCACTGATGAAATACGGCGCCCGGCAGACCAAGAAAGGGGTGACATTCAGGCTCTGGAAGGATGGAAAGCGCGAGAGATACCGGCACGCCTTCATCACAAGGCTGAGCGGATCGCCCTCCGAGGACGTTTATGAGCGGAACATATCGGATCCCAATTATGACGGCCGAACGCCGTTGAGGACGAAGCGGGGACCGGCTGTTCCGAATATCTACGACAAAACTCCTGGACTGGCCAGAAAGGCTGAGAACCAGGCTGGTGAAGAGATGCTGAAAGAGCTGGCCCGCCAAATTGACCTGCTGAACCGAGGGGTTTAATGGATACCATCCGCGAGAAAGTCGTTAAGGCGATCGTTGCCAGAGCAGAAACTATTGTTCCCGGAACGCCGGTCCTCCGAAGCGAGCAATATGACGACGATGATGTCTTTGTCTGCGTCTGGGATCTCGAACAAGAGAGCGAAAAGACCAAGTACGGCAGTCAGATGAACACGCTTCAGGTCGTCATTGAGTACCTGACAAACAGCGCTGTGAAGCCATATTCATCCGCTGCCAATGAGATGTACGGCCAGCTGGTCACGGCCATCGCCAACGATATCAGCAGCGGCGAACCTGATCCGACCCTTGGCGGCCTAGCAACGAGCATCGGCGAGACTTCCTCATTGTCCCTTACCCCTGAGCCAGGCCTGAAGGTTACAGGCTGCTCTGTGACTTTTGAGGTCATGTACGAAACGAAGAACGGCGACCCGTTCACCCAATAGCCATCAACCAACGCAGAGCAAGCCCGCCACTGAGCGGGCTTTTTTGTGCCCGAACCATTCGTAAACCGCCCGATATGGGCATCAGCACCCCGGAGAGAAAACCATGGCAAACGCTGAAAATGCAAAGATCCAATACGAGGGCGGTCAGAACCAGTCACCTTTGAGTGCGCTGACTGACTCTGGCGATGCAACTACCTTTGAATCAGGCGCGGCCCTTTGGTCTCGTCGTACCGGTTTTGAGCCGGTGATTCGCCCTGATGGCCTGATTACGGGCGGTGTGGTTACACCCGCTGCGTCAGGTGACGACAACGTGGTCGACGTGTCAGCCGGTACCGCATACGTGGGCGGACAGCTCGTGGCCTTCTCGGCCGCAACGGACGTAACCTGTTCTCGCGCCGTTTCCAGCAACACCCACATCGTCCACTCGATCACTGTAGACAGCTCTGGAACAATCGCTGCAGCGGCCGGTACCGGTTCAACCTCATTTAGCGAAACTCGTGCCGCAGCTGGCGGCCCCGCCTTGATCGCAGTGACCAAGATCGAGATCGGCCAGGTGCGTCTTGCTGGTACCACGGCAGCCCCTGTCACTGCCGCTGATATCAAGCAGGTGGTTGGTGTTCACCAGGAGCGGTATGACTTCCCGATCTGGGAGGTGGATTACCGTAACGGCAACGTTGTGTTCAACTCAGCTCTGCCGTTGATTCACACCGCCACCGTGCCAAAGAAAGTCTTTGCCTCCTACGCCGAGCCGATCTTTGCGGATGTTCCTCGAGGCACCGACTACGTGCCGGCCGAGACTTCTCACAGCACCAGCTCCACGCAGATCTACGGCAGCACCATCGGTTCAACCAGCTCCACATTGAACCAGGGCAGCTTCACCGCATTCCTGAATGACGGTATCAGCGATAGCCTTGTGCGCCTGAAAAACGAGTTCCTGTGGTTCAAGTTCTTCCCCAACAAGTTCCAGAGCAACTACCGCCTGGACCAGGGCAAGCTCGGTATCGCTCGAACATTCCCTGCTGGGGACGAGATTCAGGCATCCTGCACCATCTCTCCCGAGTCTGATGGTTCGGACGTGGCCGCGTAATGGCTGGCTTCGACCTGAAGGCCTTCCAGAAGGCTCAGTTCGCTCCGCGTGAGATGGAACTCACGCTGGAGGCTCTGAAAGAAGCTGGCTTTGGCGATGGCGTTGTGAAAATACGCAGTCTGACTGCGGCCGAGCTGGCGGAAGCAGAGGAGGAAAGCGATCGCAGCAAGGTGCTCATGGGTGTTGCCGAAAAGCTGGCGGGTACTTCCAGGGAGAAACTGGAAGGGTTGCTGGACGGCCTCGGCGTCGGTAGCAACCAGGTGCCTCAGGCGCTGGCAAGAAAGATGTGCCACGTACGATACGGCATGGTTGACCCGGAAATGGGCCTTGATGACGTGACGAAGCTGGCCGAGGCGTTCCCGATCGAATTCGGCCAGGTCGCCCGGGCAATCTATTCGCTCACCGGAAAAGGGCAGGTCGCCCAGGTAAAGCAAAAGCCCTCTGGAAAGAAAGCCACATCCAAGCAAGCCTAGCCCTTGCAGACAGAAAAGGCCGCTACCTCTACGAGACGCGGCCTGATGTGTTTCCGGAGGGCTATCTTACTGAGACAGAAATGAGCTTGTGGGGCATGTGGTACAGGCAAAAATAACCCCTTTTCCCGGGGAGGTCTGCGTAAAAGGCCTATGCTACCCTACACTAGGTAGATCACACGGAGGTAGCCATGCGCCTAATTCTCATCCTTCTCACCGCACTTTCATTCCCTGCTTTCGCAGAGGTCTATAAATGGACGGATGCTCAGGGAAATGTCCACTTCGGCACCCAGCCACCGCCTGGCCAACAGGAAGAGGTTAAGATTCGGGCTAGTTCTGCAGCCTCAAATGAACCGGCACCGGAGTCCGATATTATTCGGCAAGCACGGGAGCTCGAGGAGAAGAAGCTGCGAGAGTCCGAAAAACGAATGGAGAAGGCCAGACAGAAGTACGTGGATACGCTGGCTGATCTCCGCGATGACGATGAGCAGCGGCCGAACTATGTCTGCACAGGCATAAACGATCGAATAAAGCTGCTCTACGAGGATATGGAAGAGTTGAAGCGCCAAGGCTACACGATCAGCGAAAGGACGAGTCTTGAAAGAGACATAAAGCGCGAGGAAATGCACCGGGACAATTTGTGCCGGTAGACGGATAAACAAACGAATCCCACAGAACCCTGCTCCGGCAGGGTTTTTTTATGCCCGGAGGAAACGTGGCCGATACCACAAAAACCGTTGAGATCATTTTTGGTGGTGTAGACAAGACGGGCTCAACGATTACGTCTGTTGGCCGCAATCTGGACTCTCTGGTCAACAAGGCTGGAGATATCACCGGGCCCATGGCGAGCGTTACGGACAGCATTATCAAGCTGGATGCCGCTCTGGTTGCTGTCGGTGTCGCAGCTCTGGCCTTCGCCACCAAGGAAGCGGTGACTTTCGAGGCCGCGCTGATCGATCTGCAGAAGGTACTCGACGAGAGCGAGGGCAGCGCCAGCGACTACTCAGACCAATTCAGCGATCTGTCATCACGGTTTGGCGTGAGCGCTGACGCCATCATTCAAAGCACGGCTGATTTCCGGCAGGCGGGCTTCAATATCAGCGATTCCCTGACGCTGGTTGAGCAATCATTGCTGGCCGTGAATGCGGCGGACCTGACCACACAGCAGTCCAGCGAACTTCTCATCGGTACGCTGGCGGGCTTCCAGGCTCCCGCCTCGAGGGCGGCCAGTCTTCTGGACGTGCTGAACGGTGTTTCAAACAAAGCAGGCGCCTCGGTTCAGCAGCTGGGCGACGGCTTCCGCATTCTGGCCCCAGTGGCCAACACCCTCGGCCTTTCATTCGAAGAGACGGCGGCTTTGCTGACGCCGGTCGTGGAAGTCACACGGTCGGGAACAGAGTCTGCCAACGCCCTCAAAACGGCGATCAGCAACCTGATCAAACCCACCAAGGAACGTAAAGAGCTACTTGAAGACGAGCTGGGCATTCAGCTTGAGATCGATGGCCAGCGCCGTGACACCAAGGATGTTCTGTATGACCTGATCGCAGCCACACAGGATCTGGACAACAACGAGAAGCAGCGCGTTGCCACGGTTATCGCCGGCGCGGAGCAGATGAGCCGCTTTATTGCGGTGCTGAATGGGGCGGAGCGTTCCGAGGAAATACTACAGATTGCGTTGAACTCCAGTGGCTCGGCGCTTGAGGAATTCGAGGTTAAGACACAGTCCGCAGAGTTTGCGCTGAAGCAACTGCGGTCAGCCTTCACAACAGCCGCCGCAACAGCCGGGCTCGAATATATCGACCAAACCAAGGCGGTGACGCAGGCCACCAGTAGCCTCGTTGACTCCTTCCGCGAGGCCATCCAGGGCGACAACGCAGACGTTCTCTTTGAGGCTCTGCGCAACGGCCTGGACAGCTTTGCGCAGCAGGTCGACACCATTGCTAAGAATTTGCCGGAAGCCTTCGAGGGTCTTGAGTTCACAGACTTGCTGGCGGCATTCGATGATCTCGGTAGTGAGCTGGGAGACCTTTTCGGCGCTGTATTTGGCGATGTCGACCTGAGCACCGTTGAAGGGTTGCGGGACGCAATGCAGCAGGTCGTTGATGCCTTCACGGCACTTACCAATGTGTCAGCAGGAATCGCCAACGGGCTTGAGCCGCTATTTATAGCCATTGGCACCGGCATCGAGAAATTCCAGTCCCTGGACGAGGAAACTAAGAAGTCCGCCGGCGAAATCCTTGGCCTGGCTAAAACGATCAATACAGTGCTCCCGGCGATCGGAGGCCTGGCTGGCGGGCTTGAGTCCATTGGTACGGGCCTCACTGCGCTAGCGGGTGCTCAGGGCTTCAAGGCTCTGATCGGTAACTTGGGCAGCATCAAGGCTATCGCCACATCGACAGCTGGGAAGGGCGGGCTGATTGGTCTCGCCTTGACCGGTGGTGTTGGCCTGGGCTCATTCATCAATGAGATTTTCGAGGAAGAATTGGACGGCCTCGGCCAAAGGCTTTTTGAGTACTTCAACGCGGACGAGCTGAGAGAGATCGCACAGGCATTCGCACCACTGGCCGGCGAGGCGAAGAAGCTCGGCGAGGAAACCGAAGAGCTCCGTCAGATAAGCGGGCGCTATGACGAGATGAACCAAGCCCTGGGGCAAACCATGGGCTACACCACTGAAATCACGGAAGAGCAGCGGGCGGAGTTTAACCGGTATGCAGCCCAGCTCGTCGAGAACTCCAAGAAAACGGAAGAGTTTAGCGGTTCTCAGCGGGGCATAACCGACGCAGTGGAAGAGCTGAGCCGCAGTATTGAGGCCAGCGGTGGCGCGCTGGGCAATGTTTCGAAGACAACCGAAGAGCTGGCGAAGAATAACAAGTCGCTGCAGCTTGGATACGACGAGACAAGCGGCAAGATCAACAGCTTTTCCGGGACCATCGTCAACAGCAACAAGGCGCTGGAAGATGCTGCGAAGAAAACCGAGGAAGTCGTAAAGCAAACCGAGGCTTACCAGATCAAGCTTCTGGAGCTCAACAGTAACGAGTTTATTAAGCAGATCGAGGCCAAGGTTTCCCTGGACATCGCCGAGGTCGAGGCTGGTGCAGACAGGGTAGAGGCGATTGCACAAACGATCAGTGACACGTTCTCCAATACCGGCTCCGTCATTTCCGACCTTTTCGGCGGATTCGATGACGCCAGCCGTTCAACCCAGATCGAGATAGCCAGTCAGATCCGAAAAGAACAAGAGTTCAGGCAGCAGGCCCTTGACGATCAGAGCGCTCTCACCAAGGCCGAGATCGAGTTTATCCGGGAAAAAACCCGCCAACTGGCCCGCGGTGATGCACTGATCAAGGTTGATGGGGCAGGGCTTCAGCCGCACCTCGAAGCCTTCATGTTTGAGATTTTGAGAGAACTCCAGGTCCGCGTGAATGCGGACGGTGAAGAAATGCTGCTGGGGCTTAACTTATGAATGTGTTCATAAGTGCACCGATTTTTGATCTGGATGGAACTGTGTCTCTCACAAAAGTTTCCCCCGATGGTTTGGCCGGATTTGAGCGCCGAAACAATCGTATCGCCACTTTGGATGGTGGCGCGGCAATTCCCGACTTCGGTTATTCGGAATCCGATAGGACGTTTGATATCCGCTGGAGGGCTCGCAGTAAAGCGGCCGTCGAGACTGTCAGGCGCCTGGCCAAGAGTTACCCGCGCCTAATCGTTTCCACCGAAGAAGGCTGTTATCTCGGCGCACCCGGCCCGTTCAATCTAAGCAACGGCGAAGCGCAGTTCCAGTTCCTGGTTGAAAAGAGGCTTGATCAATGAAGATTCGCGTATCGCTCGGACAAACACTGGCCCAGGCCGTTCTTTCCGATCTGGTTTCCGGGGCTGGCAGCGATCCAGTCATGGAGATTTACACAGGCACGATGCCGTCCAGCCTGGGGGATACGATTACCGACACACTGCTCGCAACGTTCACTTTGAGTTCATCAGTGGGTACGGAATCCAACGGTGTCATTACGTTTAGCGGATGGACCGACGAGGATTCCGCGCCAACTGGCGGCGATGCCGGTTGGGCCCGACTGCTTAACAAGAGCGGCGCCGAAATAATGTATTTGTCCGCAGGCGGCTCTGGCAGCGGAGCGTCTGTTATCGTGAGCCCACTGACGGTTGTTTCGGGTGAACCCGTCAACCTTACTTCTGGCGTGATCCGGATGCCCGTCTGATGGCTAAGTACGCGGATCTCCTGGCGGCTCAGAGCGATGACCTCATTCATTTCTGGTCAATGGAGGAAACGTCAGGAACGGCTGTCGCAGACATTATCGGAGGCTGGGGCGGGGAGTGTATCGCCTCAGGCGGATTGTCGCCCACGGAGTTTGACGACACCGCTGTAGCAACGCCTGCCGGGCATGGCCGCGATCTGAGCGCGAACTGGGACGGAACATACGCGGACAGGACGAGCATCGCGGTAATAAAGCTCGATCAAGCCACGGTAACGCAAAGCTTTTCCGCCATCACGCTCCGGTTTCGCTACTACCACCGGACCAGTATTGAGGATACATACAACGTAATGTCGCTGTCTCTCTTCCTTCTTGGGCGGGGATTCTCTGAGGCTGCTTACCTGGATGTGTCGGTTGGCACACTTTTCTGGGGAGCCGGGGGTGAAGATGGATCAATCACCGATCCCTTCGCAGACGGGCAGTGGTACGACATTGTAGTTACAGGCGACATCTCAAGCATCAACCTCTACATCAATGGGACGTTGCAGGACACGCTGTCTGGCTCCGGAACCTTCGAGGTGTATGACTCTACCTCGACCACCGATAGTTGTTTGATTGGGGCCAGCGATTATGATGGCGGGAGTGAATACAGAGACACCACGGTCATTGATGGCATATTCCAGGACGCTGCCATATGGAGCAGGAAGCTAACCGCCACGGAAGTGGGCGATCTCAACACGGAGGGAAACTCTGAGCCGCTAATCACCGACACTTCCCCGATCACGTACGATGCAGAATTTGACGCTACAATGCCGATTCAGGCTGAGTTTAGCGTTCAAGTCGATCCTGTTCTAGCCTCAATGGACGCTGCGTTCCCGATCCGATTTCAGGGCGCCGCGTTCCAGGACTGGGTGGCAAAGTTGCCGCCTACACAGTTGCAGGAAGTGTATCGACTGGTTATAACCGGTGCGAAGAATGGCCTGGAAAATCTGTACATTGGCGGCATCTCCAGCTGGCAGGCAACAAACCAAGCTGGCGGCCGATCATCCTATGTTCAAGCCGTTATACCCGCTGCAGACCAGTATCTGGACGATATTTCAGCCCGTCAGAACGGTGACCTCGTTATTGAAAAGGGCTATCGCTTCGCCGATGGCCATGTGCAGTACGATGAAATCATGAGGTCTAGCTTCGATACTCTGAGGCCGGATAGAGGGCAAAGAGCGCTCACCATAACGGTGTCCGGATACATGCCGGACAAGCCAGCCTCAAACGGCTCACGAGTTCTGACGGGCGTTCGGAGCATCAGCGTCACCAACGGCCTCCGCAGAGTGCGGTGCAATATCGACCTATTCCTTCAGCCGGGGATGACCGTCACCGCTCTTGATGAAACCTTTACCGCCGATTACATCAACTACTACGTGAGCCGCACCGACAAATTCTGCGAAGTGAGCGAGCGATAATGTCAAAAGGCGAGATCGTTAGCCATCTCGGCGAAGGCCGATACCGAGTCAGGCAGAAGCTGGCTGTTGAGCGGATCAATGAGAGTATCGCCAAGCTCAATGAGCGCATTGCCGAATTGGCGGTTGATATCCCGACTGAAAAACTCAAGCTCCTGCAGGCTCAAACTGCTGTTGAGGATAAGGCGCGGGAGATCGATCTACTTATTGACGACCTTCAGGCCGGGGTAGAAGGCGTTCGAGAGCAGATAACAAAGCTCCAGACCGAATTGATAGCGCTGCAAGCTGACACGCGCATTTCAGAGCTGAGGGTATCCGAGCTGATCGCGGAGAACTTGTCGGCCCTAAAGCGCAGGGGTCAACTTGAGGCCGTACCAGAAGGCCGGGAAATTGAGGCCTGGTGCGCAGACTATACGCTCGACCTGAATGGCGACGTTGGTCTGGTGGATGTTAATGACGAGGGCGGCCAGGGTGTGGTTATTCAGCCTGGCTATGGGGGCGAGGGCGCTTACGATGCGTTCCGTGATGGAGCCCTGTTTCCCAACCTGGGCCAGTCCGGCGCTCAGATCTATTTCAACGCAGCCGTTTTGCCGGGTGTCCAGAAGTGGATGCCCCGCTATCGTGTCGGTCAGATAACCCGCCTCCAGGTTGATCTTTGCGATGTGGCGCTGGATAGTGCGACCTCCAGTGCGCAGGATTTGCCAATCAATCAAACCGATATTCTTTCCGGTGTTCCGATTGTGTACATGGACTGTAATGGCTCGGCTTTTACCGAAGGCGACCGCGTTGTTGTCCGGTTTACCTCTAGCGGCCCCCTGGTCATCGGGTTTGAATCAGACCCGGTTCCGTGCTCTTTGTTTGGGTTTGTGTTCGAGCCGGCAAAATGGGAGGCCGGCCCCGCTCCCACCTATCAAGCACCAAAGAAGACGTATGGCGAGCCATTCGAGGATATGAATGGTCAAATCAATTCGCCGCTTGGAACCGAAGATGGCTCCAACAGCGCATGGACCGCCACGCCGGACTCGGGCGATCTGGTTGTTCAGCGCGGCAATGCCAGGAGCTACGGAAACAAAAACTGGTTCAATACTGAAAAGCTTGTTCTATCTTGGGACGGCCCCCCTGGTAGAGCGCACCGCCTTGACCAAATAGATGTTAGCTTCAATGGATTCTTGGCGGCATGGAAAGCTGGCCCCAATGTTTACCATGACCTCGAGGTCATTCTTGACCTGTCGGAACAGATTGAAGCGGGGGCATTTGTCAACGTCCATGGCGCCTCCATATACGAAGACGTAGGCGGCCAGCGGTGGCTCGTGGTGGTGGCGTCCGACGAATCCTACGCAACTGGCCAGACCTTTAAGGTTTTTCGGATAACGGTAGATGCCTTGCTTCAACCGTTCGGGCTCCTACAGTTCATGCACGAAACCACGCTTTTGACAGGGATGGCTCCGCAGACCCATTTCTATTTTTCTGAAGATGGAACCAAGGCTGTTTGCACGATTGTTGGCGATCTGGAAGATGACGAAAACCTGCACATCGACTTGGTCCGGTATGACATCAACTCCGGATTTTCGCTAGAGCAACTATGGACCAGGGCGGAGCCTGTTGGGTCACGAACAACCGTTGACACCTATGTCGTCGATAGCGATCCGCCATCTCCTGCGTCCGTGATAAAGACGGGAACAGTGGATGTTTCCCAGCAAGTCGTCTCGCATGACGTGCCAATATACTGTGACTACGTCGGGGATCGAGAAGTCATTGCTTATGAGCGCCGGTCTGGCAGTGTGACCTCTATTGATTCCGATTGGATTGATATCGAGGGGCCTGGGTTTGACACAACAGGAACCAGGGTTACAAGCGTACAAAGAGACTCGGCTTTCGAGATCATCACCAGCGATGCGGTTACATTGTTCAGCGAAAGCGAGCCCGCCTTCATCAATACCGACCTGCACATGAGAACTCTCAGGGGCGGCGCCGGGGATAGTGTATCCGTCACCAACTCGGAGTCAGAGAAGCGGGGAGGAATCGACTGGGGCGAGAATCTACTGGCCATCGATGTCCGCTTTGGATTTTGCGCTGTCGTGGTGGGCGGGTTTACCTACAGCCTGAATGAGAGCATTGATGACACATACACTGCTCAGGATGCGAACGGCGGATACCTGACCGCTTCTGGAAGCATTGATTCTGAGCCCATGAGAGAGAAAGTAGAGATCTGGCGAAATGGGGAGCGCATAAAAGAGATCGAGGCCCTTACGCTGCCGTCAGGTATTACGCATAAAAGTTACGGAGTAGACATCGCGTCTCAGGTGGGCATTACTGGGTCCAACACGAATACCACTATTGATGTTCTCCCCCAGATGCCCCTGGAGGTTGGCAGTAAGTTTTTGATGACCGCAGCGTCATACACTACCGGCCCACATTCAATATCCGGTATCGCCATGAACTATCCGGTCGCGTTTGATCAGCGGAGCCTTGTCACATTCAATGAGGTTAGCGGCTACGATGACCCTGTTGAGGAGATACTGGAACGCACTGAAGCTAGTGGATATCTTCTCTGTTCTGTTGGCCTTATCTAAACAGGGGCTACTGGGCTGCCAGCCTTCTAAACTTCTCGATCACCTTATCCCAGGCCCGCCGCATCTTCTCGTCTCGGTACTCCACGATCTCCGATAGCTGCACAACACCCAGGTTTTGGTTGACCTGCTTCAGGCCTCCATTCCAGCACACGCGAATATCGCAGCCGCCAGCATAGATTCGAATTTCCGCTTTAGCGTCCGGGGCAATGGCTTCCTCCAGTTCGCGGAGCATGTCAGTGGTGATTCTCATGGGTGGTCCTTGGGGCAATTTTGGGGCAAGCACCAACCCGTTAATGCCCGTTATACCGTGTTTTGAAATAATGTAACAGTTTGGCGGATTCGCTCAACGGTGCGCCCTGCAAGGGCTGCGGCTGTACGGATGAACATAGACCGGTCATCATCGGGGTGTGGTGCATTAGCCCATCACCTTTAAAGCAAACTGCTCTTTCTGCTCCGCGGTAATTCCCGCCTGCAGTACATCCAAGTAGTCAGCATACCACTGCATCATGACTCGCCTTTGCTTGAGGTACTTGGCCTTGTTGTAGACGCCTCCAACACCTTTCTGCGCATGGGATAGCTGCATGTCCACATAACCCCGGCGCCAGCCGTGATCGTTCAGTAGCGTAGACGCTGTGTGCCTTGATCCATGACCAACCAGCTTCCCCTTGTATCCGGCCCGAGACAGTGCGGCATTGATCGTTGTATGCGAGAGCACGTCATTGGCCCTTGAGCCAGGAAACAGGTATTGGCCAAGCCCGGTAATTTCCTCAAGGTTTTTCAATATTGGGATTAGCTGTGCGGGCAGCGGCGCCAGGTGATCCCGACTTTTCTTCATCTTTTCCGCGGGCACCGACCAAAGCGCGTTGTCCAAATCCACTTCTGACCATTCGGCGTGGCGCACCATGCCGGGGCGAGATGCTGTTAGAAGAACCATGTATACCGCGGCCCTCGTGGTATACAAGCTGTTGGATCGGCTCAGCGCTCTCAGGAAGGCGGGCAACTCGTCTTCCAGCAGGTGAGGGTGGTGGACGGTTGGTGGCGCCTTGCGGGCAACGTGGCCAAGCTCTGACGCAGGGTTTAGGTCGCAGCGTCCTTGTGCGATGGCCAGGCTGAACATGTTCTTGAGCCACCCGCGGGCTTTCTTGGCGATGTGCCATGCGCCGCGGTCCTCGATCTTTTCAATGGCGCTCGTGCAATCTGCTCGCGTCACTTCCAATAACGGGATGTCGCCTAAGCTGGGCAACAGATCTTTGTCCAGGCCGTCGCGCATCAGCCGCAAGCTTTTCTCCGCAAGCGCCTCAGATTGTTTCCGGCTGTACCAGTCTTCAGCTACCGCCTTGAAAAGTACCGCGGGGGCTTCCGCCTTTCCGTGGTCGGCGAGATCGCCACCGTCCGCGGCAATCCCCATCATCTCATCCGCCTTTTCTCTTGCCGACCTCCCTGACACTTGCGGAAATCTCCCTAGTCCTTTCCAGGCCCATTTCCCATTTGGGCGCTTGTACCTCAAGTTCCAGGATTTGCTACCATTGGGCTTTACGCGAAAGTACAATCCATTGCTGTCATGCTCGCGATACTCAGAGGCTTCTGGCTCAAGCTTTTCGAGAACCGTATCGGCAAGCGGCCTGCGCTTGATCTGTTTGCGTTTCAT